CTCTGATGCCTGACCGAGAGCGGACAGTTCTTGGAGGGCAGACTTGCGCAGCTTGGCCTCCAGATCAGCAATCATATCACCCCGCCTCTCATACTCTCGGTGCAGGTTCACGATGGCTGCGTCTTGCTCTGCGCATCGCTCGCACTTGATCTCGCCCCACTTAGCCATTCTTCATCCTCCCCCGCACCGCAGCCCAGAAGGCGGCGCTCATCACCATCGCGGTGCATTGCTCTTGGACCTCGGTCATTGGAACGCCCCCTCATCAATCATGCGCTGTGCATTCAGCACCACCATCGTGCGCTTGTGGCGGGCGGCTTTGGTCTTGGCGGGCCGCATGAAGATATTGATGAACTCTGGGTTGGTCGGATCAATCACGACAGCCGAAAGCTTGTCGCAGTCCGGGCAGCGAAAGATCACCGTGTCGGCAGGCGCGACGGCAATCCAATCCTTAGCGCACGCAAGACAGGCGACGTAGGCCGTCATGTGCGGGCGGCGGTTGTCGAGGTTGATAATGTTGTCGGTCATTCCTCAATCCCCCTGTGATGTTGGATCTCGAACAGCGCCTCGTAGATGATGTCCGCCACGCCCGCTGCGGGCATGACGCGCATGTCGTCGATGTGCAGGCCATAGATCGCTGCTGTGTGGGCCAAGGCTTCAAGCTGCGCAGGCAGGTCAGGGTCCAGTTCGTAAGTGCTCTTAGTCATCGTGCCTCCCAAAGTATTCGTTGTGGTTGTCTTCTTGGTAGTCCAGCTTGTTCGCACCGTAGCGTCTGGCCGATCCCATCCAGCCCTTCTGCACGCCTGCCTTGTGGTCCTTGTCGCACTGTTCGCAGTGGCCGTTGCCCCAGATCAGGCTGTAGCACCAGTGGCATTGGTGCGGCTGGTGCTTGGTCATCGCGGCACAGCCGTCGCCCGAGGGGTAGTTTACAGGCTCTCTGCATGAGGGGCATAGGTCAGTCATCTTCGCCCCACTCCAGCTTCTGCATCACCTTGAAGATGCGCTCCGAGATCTTGGTGCTTGGCACGGTCTCCTCGATGTCACACAGGATGCCCATGACCAGTTCCTCCAAGATCTCGGCCCGCTCTTCTGCGGCCTGGGCGCGCTTCTTGAGTTCGCGCACCTTTACCGTCAGGCTCATGACCTTTTGCTGGGAGTTGCCAAGCTGCTCGATGAACCAGTCGCTGCGCAGTGGCTCTCGGCCCGGTGGTAGTTTCAGATCGTCGGTCATCGCTTTTTCTCCTGAAGCATCCGCGTCACATGTGCGTTCAAAATGTCCAAAAATTCGTAGCACAAACGCGCATCGCCCTGGGCTGTCGTCACGATCTGGTTTGCCCATGTCTCGCTGTTGATGGTTGTTGCGTTGCGCCGCTGGGCGGCCTCTTGCAGGGCGTCAAAATTGCTCATCCGTAATACTCCTTCCATTCGATCATCCATACGCCCGAGATGCAGAACGGGCCGGTAACATAGACCTCGCTGTAGCCAGGTGTGGCTGACGCCTTGACCTGGTCAGCGCGTGCCTGCGCTTCTGCCTCGGTGGCAAACTGTTCTTTCTGGCTACGCTGTCCCATTGTCTTGCCCCTTCGTCAGTGCGCGCTCAAGCATGTCGAGCAGCGTCAGGATCTCATTCATGTCGTGATGCACGGCGTCCTGCCGCGCCTTGGTGTCGAGCCGCACGATCTCTGCCTTGCGGCGGACGCGCGAAAGGATTTGCTCGGGTGTCGTCATGGCCGCCTCACAGTGCAAGCATGGCGAGAGGGATGGCGAAGATGCAGATCGCGCCGAGGATGTCAGATAGTGTCATGGTGTGTTCTCCCGTGGGTGGTGGTGGGGGCCGAAGCCCCCGGTTGTTATTCGAAGCGGACGTAGCCGAAGCAGTCATCGCCTTCTGGCTTGTAAAGCCCTTGCCGAGACAATGCCGAGAGGTGGGCGCGGAACTCATGCACCGACTGGCCGGGCAGGCGCGCGTTGTCGAGGTAAACTTGGCCCCACTGGTCATCCATGTGGATTTCGACTTCTGCGCGGAGCGATGCGAGGGTTTGTGCGGCTGTGGTCATCTGTGTCTCTCCTTGGCGTGTTGTTCGTTTCTTCACCCCCAACATAATCAGTGTGGCCACATGGTCAAGATGAAAAATTGCGCTTGACCATATCACTGTGGCCACATAGTCTCACCCACATGAACAAGACAAACTACATGAAGGTCCGAGTGACCCCCAAGGAGCAGGCCGAGTGGCGCGAGATCTGCCGCGCGCTTGGCTTAGAGTTCTCGGCTGTCGTGCGAGACACCATGAAACGACGCGCGGCCAGCATCAAACGCAAGCAGGAGGAAGAGCAGTGAAACCTGGCGACATGAACCAGATCGACGAATGGGATCTTGAGAACGGCTGGGCCTGGCGATCGATGCTGTACTTTGGCATCGGCCTGTGCGCGATGCTGCTATGCTCGTTCATCACGGGCGTGTTTTTTGGCTACCTGATCTGGGGCGTGTGATATGAAAATAGAAAACACTTGGGGCAGCGACGCGCGTGGACGCAATAAGCGGGTCCAAGGCGAGGCCACAGCCTTTCGCATCTGGCAAGTCGCAAACGCTGTTGATTGGGACTGCACTATTGTTGAGTGCGCAAGGGCTGCGGGAGTTATTGAAGCGACCGCGAGGCTGGTTGTTAGGAGAAAGGGCTGGATAGGCAGGTTCAATCCTGACGCGGCAAACGAAGCGCGGGCAGGCGGCGCTCGCAAGTATTACGCCAAGCGGTGGCGGCACACACATTCAGACGCTGTTGACGTTTACGACATGATGGAATTGGGCGGATGATCAACGGCAGGAACAAGGGCGCTCAGTTTGAGCGCGATATAGCCAAGAAGCTATACCAGCTACTCGGTGTTAATTTTGCCAGAGACCTCGATCAATACCGCGCAGCCGACCACGGCGACCTGATACCAGACGACCCAGACTTTCCGTTCGTGATCGAGTGCAAACGCTACGCTGCCGGCACGGGCTGCATGCCTGGCTGGTGGGCGCAAGCCTGGCGGGCGGCAGAGCGAACCAAGCTGCTGCCCTGCGTCATCTACAAATACGACAGGCGCGACATCCGCTGCGTGATACCGCTGGGTGCGGTGTTCGAATGCAGCCACGACTACACGATCGAGATGGATCTCGAGACCTTTGCCTACATATGCCGGGAGATCATGGCCGATGACTGAAGATGGATTTCAAAAGCACGGGCTGACCCACCTTAGTGCAAGCTCGATCAATCTGTACGCCAGCGCCCCAGATGTCTGGGTCGCGTCGTACTTGTTCGGACGCAAGACCCCAATGGGTGCAGCTCCCTGGCGTGGGATCTGTGTCGAAGACGCAGTCGTGCAGACCCTGATGGGCGACAGTGAGACAGCCGCGATCGATAAGGCGCTCGAAAAGTTCGACAAGCGCTTTCCGATCGGCGACGAAAAGACCAGCGCAGAACGCCGGCGCATCCAGCCGATGACGCAGCTTGCCATCGAGGAGTTGATGGAGTTTGGCAAGCCGGAGTTCCCGGAAGATGAGGAGCATCCGCAGGAGAAGATCTCGATCACCGCCAAGGGTGAAGGCTGGTCGATCCCGGTGATCGGCTACCTCGACCTGGTCTTCCCGCAGCACGGCGTCGTGATTGATCTGAAAACCACAGGCCGCATACCATCGACCATGTCGGCAGAACACCAGCTTCAACGGGCTATTTATGCCAAGGCGAAGGGTAATATGAGTGTGCGTTTTCTCTACGTCAGCGAAAAGAAAACCAGCATGCTGGAAGACGGCGACCCGACCGAGCTGCTGGCGCAGGCCAAGGTGCAGATTTCACGCATGGAAGCTTTCCTGCGGCACTGCGACAAGGACACTGCCAAGGCGATCGTGCCGGTGCAGCCATCCAGTTTCTACTGGCAAGGCGCGGAAGATCTGCGCAAAGAATTTTACGGCATCTAAGCCGTAGATCCGACCGGGCGGTTCCCGGTTTCCAACGGCCCGATCGGCCAAACGACAAGGACACCAAAATGTTTACACTCGACACAGGCTCCAACGGAGCAAGCGGACCATTCCTCGCTTGGTCTGCACGCGGCACGCAAGACGGCGCAGTCGGACCGCGCAAGTTCTTCATCCGCGATGGCTCAACCAAGACAGAGTACGATGCCAGCAAAGGCTGGGTGATGGACATCGAAACGATGCGCACAGGATGGCAGCGTTCAGAAGGCGTGGCAGGCGTGGCACCAGAATGGAAATGGAACCCATCCGTCAGCCAGATGATGGCCAGCCCTGGCGACGATTGGAAGAAAGGTTTCAGCATCCGCTGCGCAACCGGCGGCGGAGCAACCGCCACATGGGAGCAGGCAGGCGCGGCACCTTGGGATTGCCTAACCGACCTGGCACCCAAGCTGTCCGAGCAGCCGGCCAAGGGCATGCTGCCGCTGGTCAAGCTGGTGGACGCACGCGCGGTGCAGTTCAAGCGCGGCTCGACCGTCGTGCCGGTCTTGCAGATCGTCAAATGGGTTGATCGCCCTGACTGTCTGAAGGAGGGTGCCGTGGCAGGTATTGCCATCGAGCCTGCCGCAGCTAAGCCAGCTCCTGCCCCGGTTGCACCTCCCGCGCCGGTCATGTCTGACGAAGACGCGCTGGAGTTCTGACCAGCCAACAAAAAACCCCGGCGGGAACGGAACCGCCGGGGTTAGTTGAGGGAGGACACAGGGCCATGACGCCCTATAAAAAGAGGTTACCATGCAGCCAGACCCACAGCAAGCAGATCAATCAGAGGTCGCCAATTTCCTGCGCGTCATCACCGACGGATGGGAAGAGATAGCAGACGAACAGCCGCAGCTTGAGCTGCGCTGCATCGGTCTCGGCGGGCAGATCTCGGTCAGCCGGTTTGCTCACCACAACATCGAAGAAGCCGCGCAGCACGCGGTCGCGATGAACGAACACAAGCGCAACGTCTACGCCTGCATCAACCCGATCAAGCCAGACGCCGATCGCAAGGGTGCCAAGGATGACGACATCCTGGCCGCGTTCTACTGCTTTGCCGACGCCGACAACTCAGACAGCATGCGCAACGTGACAGCCTTCGCCGGCCCCAAGTTCACCATGTCAGTGCGCACCGGCACCGTGCCATACCTGCGCGGCCATGCGTACTGGCGGCTCGATGAACCCGTGCGCAACATGCAAGCGTGGAAGGCAGTGCAGAAGGCCATCGCCGCCAGCCTCAAGACCGACGAAACAGTGGTCAACCCAAGCCGCATCATGCGCGTGGCAGGCACGGTGTCTTGGCCGCCAGAGCGCAAGCGCATGAAGGGATACATCCCAGAGCTGGTGACCATGCGTACGCAGTTCTCGACAGACCGAGATCCCGTGCCGTTCGAACGCCTGATGCGTGCCTTTCCAGAGCCTGAACGTACAAACGCCGTACAGGATGTAGCCTCTGGGCTACAGATCGACCTGGGCCAGCAGGCGATGGATCGGGCAATGGCCGAGGCCGACATCATGGCCGGCAACAACTGGCATCACAACGTCGTGAGGCTGGTCGCGTCGTACGTCTCACGCGGCCTGACCGATGGCGAGATCCACGCGCTGACCGATCGCTTTACGATGGCAGGCTACACAACCGAAGACACACGCCAAGAGGTGCAAACCGCCATTGACGGTGCCAGAGCCAAGGGATACGCCCCTACACCAGACCCAGTGACCGAGCGCATGGCGGCGCAAGCCGTACAGGCAGCAGATCAGGACAAGCCCGAGCAGACCTGGCCCACGCCAGTGGTGGCATTCAATCCTGCTCTGCTGCCGCGTCGTCGCTGGGTCTACGACAACGTCTACATCAGGTCGTACCTGACCGTGACAGCGTCGGCAGGCGGCATCGGCAAGACCAGCCTGGCGCTGGCAGAAGCGATCGCCATCGCCACCGGCAAGCAGATCTTGGAGCGGCCAGTCAGAGAGCAGACCAACACCTGGGTCATCAACCTAGAAGACCCACGCGCCGAGATGAACCTGCGCCTGGCGTCGCTGATGCAGCACTACCACGTCAGCCACGAAGACCTGGCAGGCAAACTGTTCATCGACGGGGAAGACGACATTCAGATCACCTTGGCGGCAGAAAGCAGGGACGGCGTGATCACCAACGACGCGCTGCTCGATTTGATGACAGCCAAGATCAAGCAACACAACATCGGCTGCGTCATCGTGGACCCGTTTGTTTCAATCCACGCAGTCAACGAAAACGCCAACGTGCAGATCCAGATCGTGGTCGCCATGCTGCGCAAGCTGGCCAGAGACACAGACTGCGCCGTCCACCTGGTACACCATGTGCGCAAGGGCAACGGTGACGACGCCACAGTAGACAGCATCAGGGGTGCCAACGCACTGATCGGCGCAGCCCGAGCCGCCAGGGTGATCAACCGCATCACCGTAGACGACGCCATGCGCCTTGGCATCGAGGAAGAGCAGGCCTCTGGCCTGTTCCGCATTGATGACGCCAAGGCAAACCTGGCAGCCCCGGCAGACAAGGCGCTCTACATGCGAACCATCGGCGTCGAGATCGCCAACGGCGAGTGGATCGGCACGGTCATACCGATCACCCTGCCCGACCTGTTCGACGGCATCACGGTGAAGCAAACAAGACAAGTGCAGCAAGCCGTGCAAGCTGCCGGCGAAGACGAACCGCTGCGCGACAACGTCCAAGCCAGCCGATGGGTCGGCCACACGATCGGTGAGATCCTCGATATCGACACAAGCGAGAAGCACGGCAAGGCCAGGGTCAACGGCATCATCAAGCAGTGGCTCAAGACCGACGTGCTGCGCATCGAGAAAGTCTACAACAGCAAACACAGCCGCGAGATCGGAACCGTGATCGTCGGCAAGATGATAACCAGAGAGGAGGCCGGACTATGACCGCCGCAAACAAACTACCAACCTACACCAAGCAAGAGGCACACCGCCTCGAAGACATCTACCTGCTCGGCTACAAAGCCGAAGGCCTCATCGGCAAGGGCAAGGTGCCAGCCAACGACAACGCAAAGCGCGGGTCGTTCAACCTGACGCCGGCTGGGGTTGCTAGGCAAGAGAGAGCCAAGGCCGCCAAAGAACGCGCATACAACCTGATCTGCCAAGGCTACGGCACGGTGACAGAGGTCAAGAAGATCATGCGATGCACCGACACGCCGGTCAGAAGGTATTTCCGAGAGCTGGCGAAAGAAGGCAGGATCGAGATACTCGAAGACAGGCCAGGCGTCTCGCTTAAATGGCGGGCAAAGCCGCTTCCCCACTTGGCCGAATAAGGTGGGGAACAGGTGGGCAGGGTGGGGATAAAAAACCCTATTTCCCACTTCCCCACCACCACCCTATAGGGGTGGGGGGTGGGGTGGGGAGGATTTTGGTAGGCAGCTTCAAGGTGGGGATGATGGAACAGAAGAAACGGCCCAAGCGGCCAGTCAGGCAGCGCAAGTCTGATCGTATGCTACACTCGGGTGTGACGCAGGAAGAGATCCGATGCGACCATGCGCTCGCACCGTTCGACCACATGGCGCATTCGCTCGATTTGAAATGGGGCGTCGATCGGCTCGTTGAGCTGGTGTCGCCAGACATGGCCGAGCGCTATGGTTCTGCAATGGCCAAGCTGAACGCTGCCATCGATGCGCAAGACCCAGAGCAGGTCAAGCTGCGGGTTGGCGTTTGCATGAGGGGTATGGAGGCGATGGACCAGGCAGCCACGCAGAGCGGCGCTGAGCCGGCATCTCGGGATGTGTGGCTGGTACAGGCCGACGGCAGAGAGTTCGGGCTCCTGCGCGATGCTAGAGCCTGGCAGAGCGTGCAGGAGAAGCACCCAGGTCTGCGGTTGATCACAGAGCGCGAGATGGTCCTGGCGATCGAGATGTATCAGCGTTCGCTTGCAGGCCAGATGGTTGAGCAGGTGAAGAGTAGTTTTCCGCAGGCCGACGTGATAAAAATTCCCAACGACAGCTTAGAAGATGAGATCCCGTTCTGATGAAACGCGCAGACATTCTGGCCACGGCCAGCGAATATGTGACAATCGACCGAGCAACCACACACGGTGATGCCGAGGATAATTTCCGCCGCATCGCTGAGCTGTGGAACGCATACCTCGGCGTGGATGACATCACGTCGATTGATGTGGCTGTCATGCTGGCCTTGCTGAAGGTGGCCAGGATCAGATCAAACCCAACACATGCAGACAACTGGATCGACATCGCAGGCTATGCCGCATGCGGTGGAGAGATAGCGACAGGAGATTGAGATGAGCGAAGAGCAGAAGCCAAAGAAAAAGCCGGTGCGGGTAACCAAGCAACTTATGACGCAGATCGCCGAGCGCTTGGCAGAAGGTGAAAGCCTCAAGAGTATGTGCGAAGAAGAGGGCATGCCGGCTTACAGTGGGATCACGAAGGCCGTTATCCGCGATCCAGAACTGTACGAGATCTACCGGCAGGGCCGTGTGCTGCAAGCCGAGTACTATGCAGATCGGATCAACAGCCTGGCCGAAAGCCCGCTGCCGACCAAGGATGAGAAAGGCGAGCCTGTCGATGGTCGATGGCTTGGCGCTGAGATCCAGCGGCGCAAGCTTGAGGTCGAAACGCTCAAGTGGACGTTTGCCCGCACGCAGCCTTATGGCCTGCGCGACAAGAAGGAAGACGCCCCGCAGCAATCGGCCATCACGATCAGCTGGGCTGGCGGTGACGTTGCTGTCAGCGGCAGCGACTAAGCCTTGTCGTCCTATATATCACACGCGCTGTGTCGCCAGCTACGCGCGGGGGGTGGGCTGCCTGCCGGCATGCCTGACCCCGGCGCTAGATGTTGTGTTGATGCCCCTGTTTCTGGGCGTCAAACTGCTAAGCCTTTGATATCATTGGCTTTGCGACTTAACATAATACGCATTACAGGATAAGATCGTTCCAATTCAGAGGGCCGGACCCCCACCCTCCCCCAAACCGCCCGCCATCTTCTACTGCGAT